TAGGAGCAGCAGCAACCTCTAATACAACGCTATACACATCCCCATCAAATATGGCGGTAGCAGTAACTAATATTGCTATTACTAATACAACTGCATCTGCTGCCACTGCAACAGTTAACTTGGCTACCATAGCATTGGCATCCTCTGTAGCAGTTGCTGCTAATACTACTCAATTCATTGACCTAGAGCAGATTATCTACAATGCTGAAACCATTACTGGTTCTGCTTCAACGACTGGAGTTAATTTCCACATTGCTGGATACGAGGTCTACTAATGGGTTTATTTCAAATACCTCAAGGCCTAGTACCTGCATCTGTTGGTGGTATGACTTCGCTTGCTTCAGGGTCTATTGCAGCATCTGCTACTGGTTTTGATTTGCAAAGTATTTCGGGTAGTCACAATGAATTGTGGTTATACATAACTAATTATTCTGTTAGTACTTCTGCTGATATTCAGTTGAGAATAAATGCTAGTAGTGCTACTGATTATACCTATAATTATCAAGAAACAGGAAGTGCAGCGACTTCAACTACCGCTGATAATAGATTTCAATTAGCAAGTAGCGTTAATGCAACTCAGTCAGGGCAATCTGTTTATATCCGTTTACCTAATTATGCAAATACAACTGGATGGAAATTTGTATCTTGGCAAGCAACAAAAGAAGATAATAAAATGTGGACAGGTAGTGGGTTTACTAGATCAACTAGTGCAGTTTCTAGATTAACATTTACTACAACGTCTGGAACTTTTGATGCTGGCACTTACGAATTATTTGGAGTTAAATAATGTTTATACAAGAACACAACTGCGAAACTGGTGAAATAGTAGTTAGGGAGTTAACTGCTGAAGAAATCGCCCAAATAGAACTGGATGCTGCAAATTCAGCAGCAAGAAAAGCCGAAGCGGAAGCCAAAGCGGCAGCCAAAGCAGCAGCCCAAGCAAAATTAACAGCATTAGGTTTAACTGTTGAGGATTTACAAGCACTAGGCTTATAATTAAATTGGTGGGGGTATTTAATGAACCAAGGGGAATCAATAACCATTGGTTGGTGCGATAATGGCACAACCGAAGGTAAATTTACAGAAGGCTTAATGACAATTGCTCTATCAGGAGCATCTACTGGATTTCCTTTATCTGGTTCTATTCGTGTTAGTGGTAATCAAATTGCAAGACAAAGACAATCACTCTTAGATTATTGGCATAACAACTTTACTACTGATTGGTTATTTTGGGTTGATTCCGACATTTTTTTAACATTAGATATTTGGCAAAAAATTTGTAGCACGGCAGATAAAGAAACACACCCTATAGTAAGTGGTGTTTATTTTATTGCTAAAGAAGAAGATGGATCTTTGCCTGTAACACTACCATGCATTTTTGACGACATAGATGAGTTTTCCGTAAAGTATTATCATCCATTACCAATAGATCAAATAATTAAAGTTGATTGTGCGGGTATGGGATTAACAATAATGCATCGTGATGTAGTAACTAAACTACGTAAAGACTATGGAGAAGAAGATTCATTCTTCGCTGAAAATAGCATGGTTGGTGATAAGTTTATAGGTGAAGATATTGCTTTTTTTAGAAAATGTAAAAAGGCTGGAATTCCACTACATGCTCATACTGGGGCTATTGCCAAACACTTAAAACGAGTTGCTTGGGATACAGATTACTATCAATTATATTGGAATCAAGAAAAGTATCAAGAAGAAAATAAAAATACCCCACCAGATTAATGATGGGGTATTAAGTTAATGTTTATTGCTTACATGGATATTTGTTGTACCATTCTTGATACCGCTTTCCATTTACGGAACTCCATGCAGACCAATTTTTTCCATCATCAGACATGTGAAAAGCAATCTGAGCATTTAATACTGGATTTAATAATTCAGCATTTGAATCTAACTCAAACTTCTCTCTACGGTCTGACCCAAGTTCACCAAGCATATTAATTTGAAATACGCCATAAGAACTATCTCCTGTTTTTGCATTACCATTAAAAGCCAAAGGGCGACCATTAGACTCTGCCTTAGCAATAGCACAAGCAGTTCTTAAAGCCTTTCCTTCAAACCCTACATAACGTAACATATCAACTAATTGCTCATCAGTCAAATTATGAGCATTTTCATATTTTTCTAACTTTTTCTCTTTAGAAACCAAAAAGGCCACCTCTTGGGTGGCAGCCTTAATTGACTCTCTAATTAGTAAGTTATTTTCATTTGTAGCCTTTGCGGTACCCACAAAAACGGTACTGCAAATAACCATTGTTAATACCCCTAGCCAAGCATTAGATTCTCTCATTGTATAAAACCTCCTAGAGAACAAATGCTACCTATTGGTAGCATATATTAATTATACCATTGTTTGACCTTTTGAGTCAAATACCCGCACAAATATTTATTTTTTATTATTAGTTAATGGTATAATGATTTAGTTATGGCTACATTTAGAGATCAAGCAACTAGTGCATATTCAATAGGATCTGCTCCACCAACAGTTACGTGGACAGTTGTAAAAGGTGATACCGCTGCATTTAGGGTATACGTAACAGATGATAACAAAGATCCATTGGATATTGCTGAGTGGACAATTGAAATGGAAGTTAAAAGGCCAACAGTGGCGGGTAATTTTAATGATGCAAATCCAACAAGTGTGTTAACCTTATATCCAACAGCCACAGCAGAAGATGATAATGGAGAGTTTACAGTATCTTTAACATCCGCAGAGTCAAGAAGCCTTAATACGGGTGATATTTTTGATATTGAGTTGAGTGATGCAACTAGGGTTTGGACAGTTGCTCGTGGTACCCTAACAATCATTGAGGACATTACAAACGGTCAAGAGTCATAATGGCTTATATTGCAATTACCAACAAAAATTTAACATATTTAAAAATTGAATCTAAAAACTATCCAAAAACAAATCTAAAGAATATAGACAACGGAGAAGCAATTATCTTACAGTTACTTCCTTTTAGGGTAAGATTTCAAAATATTGGTTTAAACACTGCAAATGCAAATACTCCTGGAATTGGCCTTCAAATCATCGGAATTAATAACTATATACTTTAACATATAATGATATAATTGCGGTATGGCAAAGATATCAACAGCAAACGTTAAGGCCCTGTTTGAAACTGGCGATAGACCAACCCAAGAGAACTATGTAGATTTAATTGATAGTACCTCTGCTAGGTCTACCGATCTTGGTTCAGACGGTAACAACGAGTTAACAATCAATGGTATTGAAAACTCAACCGTTTTTGATAGTTTTTCCGCAAGCGAGTTTAGATCAATGAAATACATGATCTCACTCAAATATGTAGCAGGCGGTGCTAACAAGTACTCTGTTACAGAATTAACAATATTGAATGATGGATCAGATGTATCTGTTAGTCAATATGGCACTGTTGAAAATGATGGGAATATTGGCACCATCTCTGTTTCAAAGGCTGGAGGTACAGTTTCATTAACTGTAGTTCCTGTGGGGGGAAGTACACCTATAACTCTACGCTTTATGCGTATGGGATTAAAGGCTTAACCAAGGAGATAAAAGATGGCAACCGTAACAAAAGATTTTAGAGTCAAAGCGGGGCTGGTAGTTGAGGGATCAACCGCAACTGTAAATGGCCACGACATATTAACAGAAGCATTAGTAGACGCCAAAGGTGATTTACTAGTTGCTTCAGCAGCAGATACCGTAACCCGCCTTGCAGTGGGAGAAAACGGGTATATTCTCACTGCAAATTCCTCAGCCTCAAATGGAATTGAGTGGGCAGCACCACAAGCAGTTGGCGTGTTTGGCTCAAGCATTGAGTTTGAAGGTGCTACAGCAGACGCACATGAAACAACACTTCAAGTAGAAGACCCAACTGCAGACAGAACAATTACACTTCCAAATGCAACTGGACAGGTTGTTCTTCGTGATACAACAGATACACTTACAAACAAAACAATTGCACTTGGTTCAAATACAGTATCAGGCACAACTGCACAGTTTAATAGTGCATTAACAGATGCAGACTTTGTAACAACTGGTGATACAGGAACTGTTACAAGCACAATGATTGCTGACGGTACAATTGTAAATGCTGATATTAATGCAGCAGCAGCAATTGATAAGACTAAAATTTCTGGAACTGCAATTACTGCAGGAGATACTGCTACAGTAACAAATGCAATGCTTGCAGGTTCAATTGAAAATGGTAAATTGACAAACTCATCAATTACTATTAATGGTACAGCAACATCTCTCGGCGGTTCACGTACCCTTGGAACTGATGATGTTGCAGAAGGTGCAACCAACAAATATTTTACAGATGAGAGAGCACAAGATGCTGTTGGAGATAACGTTGGAAATGGTCTTGATTATAATGATGCAACTGGAGCAATTTCTGTAGACCCATCAGAGTTTGCACTTAACGCTGTTGGAACACCAGATGGCGATGTGGCTCTGGGTGGATACAAGATTACAGGTCTTGGAACACCAACAAATTCAACAGATGCAGCAACAAAGGCTTATGTAGACTCAGCAGCACAAGGTATTGACTGGAAAGCATCAGTACGTGCAGCAACAACTGCAAACGTAACACTTGCCTCTGATCTAGAAAATGGAGATACTCTTGACGGAGTAACTCTTGCAACTGGAGATCGTATTCTTGTTAAGAATCAATCAACTGGTTCACAAAACGGTATTTATACAGTAAATGCCTCTGGAGCACCAACTCGCTCAACTGATGCAGATACAGGCGCAGAACTTACTTCAAATTTTGCGGTATTTGTAGAAGAAGGAACAACCAACGCTGATCAAGGTTATGTACTAACTAATGATGGCGCAATTACAGTTGGAACTACGGCCCTTGCATTTACTCAATTTACTGGTCTAGGACAAATCACAGCAGGTGATGGTCTTACAAAAACTGGTAATACAATAAACGTTAACCCTGGAACTGGTATTAACATTACCGCTGATGCAGTTACAAACACTGGTGTACTTTCAATCACTGGTACAGCAAACCAAATTAGTGCAACCGCATCAACTGGTGCAATTACATTATCTGGTCCACAAGATCTACACTCAGCAGCAACACCATCATTTAGTGGTGTAACAGTAGGCTCTGTAACTCTTCCAGATGCATTACTTGGAACTGCTACAGGAACTGCATCTGATTCAGCAACCGTAATTGATTCATGGTCTGCTACAACATACTCAAGTGCTAAATATGTTGTTCAAATGAAAAAAGATAATGACATTGAGGTAATTGAAGTTCTTGTTGCAGTAGATGGAAACAATAACGTTTATCTAACAGAGTATGCAGATGTATTCAGCAACGCAGTACTAGGAACAACAGACGCTGACTTTAGTGGTGGCAATGTTCGCTTGAAAGTAACTGGTACAGCAGCAGGTACTTCTGTAAAGGTAAGCAAAACTTACATAGAGGCATAATTAAAGAATAGAGGTCGGAAGTGGCAACTATCAATAAAGACTTCAGAGTAAAGCACGGCATTAATGTAGCCGAAGGCGGTACTTTTGGAGGAACAGTCACAGTTGCCACTCCTACTGAAAATGTTCATGCAGCAACAAAATTATATGTAGATACTGCAGTAAGTTCACCAACAATTCCCGTTAGTGGAACAGCACCAGCATCTCCAGAAAATGGAGATTTATGGTTTGATACATTAACACAAAGAGTTCATGTTTATTACAGTTCTGAATGGGTTGCAATTGCAACACTTGAAGATGCAGAAACATTACAAGATCACATTCACGATACCTCAATTGGCGGTAGTGGTTTGGTTGTTAGCACATTTATTAGTGGCGGAGCATACAATGAACCTGGAGTTTTAGTAAGTGCAGGTTTTTATAATACGTCAGAGTTTGAAGCAACTTATGATGGCGGAGTAGCAACAGATAATTTTAACTAACTATCTGTTATAATATAATTAAGTATAAGGAGTCATAAATGGCAACCAGAATGCAGCAACGCAGAGGAACTGCAGCGCAATGGACATCAGCAAATCCAATATTAAATGCTGGTGAAATGGGTTGGGAATCCGATACAAATAAATTTAAAATTGGTAATGGCACAAATCACTGGGCAGATCTAGAATATTATCAACCAACTAGTCCTCATTTTGGTACTAGTATTATTTTTGAAGGTGCTACCGCTGATTCTTTTGAGACCACACTTGAGGTAACAGACCCAACCGCTGACCGTACAATTACTCTTCCAAACGTAACTGGTACAGTTATTACAACTGGCAACCTTTCAGACATTACCAACATTGGTGTGTTTACTTCAACAATTACAATGGAGGGTGCTACAGCAGACGCTCACGAACTTACAATTTCTGCAGGTGATCCTACAGCAGATCGTACAGCAACTTTTCCAGATGCTACAGGAACAATTGTTCTTCATGATGCAACACAAACGTTAAGCAATAAATCAATTTCACTTGGTTCAAATACGGTTACTTCAACCCTTGCTCAATTAAATACCGCAATTTCTGATGCAGATGTTGCATCTCTTGCAGGTACAGAAACTCTTACAAATAAAACTATTGCTTTGGGATCAAATACAGTATCTGGAACTACAGCACAATTTAATACTGCTCTAACAGATGATGATTTTGCAACTTTAGCAGGTAGTGAAACATTAACTAACAAAACTTTGACCAGTCCAATTATTTCAGGACTTACTATTTCAGATGGCTCAATTATTGTTGAAGGAACAACTGCAGATGCTTTTGAAACTACCCTTGTCTTTACAGACCCAACTGCAGATAGGACAATTACATTTCCTAATAACTCAGGAACTGTTGCTTTTACTGCTGATATTTCTGCTGCTACTGGAGGATCTGTAAGCGAAACAGGAACTCAAACATTAACCAACAAAACTATTAATCTTGCAAACAACACTATTACGGGAACTCTTGCTGAATTTAATACCGCCCTTTCTGATGCAAATTTTGTGTCAATTGCTGGAACTGAAACTTTAACCAATAAAACTCTTACATCTCCTAAAATTAATGAAGATGTTATTGTTACTGCAACTGCTACAGAACTCAATTATGTAGATGGTGTAACATCAGCAATTCAAACACAAATAGACAGCAAATTAAATCTTACAGATCCCGCATTAGACTATTATATTACTAACTCTGGATCTGGAGCATATATAGTAAATGGAGTATCTAACGGAACTATTTATTTTGAAAAAGGTAAAAAATATAGAATTCATGTAAATGCTTCTGGTCATCCATTCTGGATTCAGACTTCTTCTGGAGCATATAATGCAGGAAATGTATATAACACAGGAATTACAAATAATGGAACACAATCTGGACATATAATTGTAGAGTTAGCACAAGACGCACCTCAACTATATTATGCCTGTCAGTATCACTCTTCAATGGTAGGATCTATTAATATTGGATCATCTGCTTCTAATTTAACAGTTACAGGTAATTTAACTGTAAATGGAACAACCACAACTATTGATTCAACAACAATTGCTATTCAAAATGCCTTTGTTTTTGAAGGCTCTACCGCAGATGCTTTTGAAACTACACTTACAGTTACAGACCCTACCGCAGATAGAACAGTAACAATTCCTGACGCAACTACTACTTTAGTAGGCACAGATACAGGCCAGGTATTAACAAATAAAACAATTGCATTTGGTTCAAATACCGTAAGCGGTACATTGGCTGATTTCAATACAGCGGTTACAGATGCTGATTTAGCATCGCTTGCTGGTACAGAAACTTTAACCAATAAAACTTTAACAAGTCCAACACTGACAACTCCAGCACTTGGAACCCCAGCATCTGGTATCATGACAAACGTAACTGGACTTCCAGTATCAACAGGTATTTCTGGTCTTGGAACAGGTATTGCAACATTCCTTGGTACTCCATCATCTGCCAATCTTGCTTCAGCAATAACAGATGAAACTGGATCTGGAGCATTAGTATTTAACACATCACCTGCATTTACAACATCTCTTACTCTTAATGCTACAGCAGAATTAAGACTTGCAGATACAGACTCAAGCCACTATGTTGGCTTTAAGGCTCCAGCAACTGTTTCAACAAACAGAATTTGGACATTGCCTTCAGTAGATGGAACAGCAGGATATGCTTTAACAACAGATGGATCTGGAACGCTATCGTGGTCAGCAGCAGGCGGTGGTGGCGGAGCAGCATTTAGCGAATTTATGCTAATTGGTGCATAGTACTTTATAAAAAACAAAGCAGTAACTGTAAAGTAAAGATTTACACGCTCTAAATGAGCGTGTTTTTCTTTTTAAATTTGTGATATACTTAACACTACTTTATAATTTTTAAAGTACTTATTATATTTTTTATTAGAAAGTTGAAAATATTATGTCAGAGATTTTTTCTTTTCGTTTATTAGATGAGTTTGTATCAAAATATAAAGATATACAACCACCATTTGGTTTTTCAGATGCAGGATCAAACTCATTAGGAGAGATTACCTTTATAAGAACATATTCTCGTGTAAAGGAAGACGGTACAAAAGAAAGATGGTCTGAGGTTTGTAAGCGGGTAATTGAAGGAATGTACTCAGTTCAAAAGAATTGGGCTAAAGAAAGCCGTTTACCATGGAATGACAATAAAGCACAGAAGTCTGCTCAAGAGGCCTATGATCGCATGTTTAACCTCAAATGGACACCTCCTGGACGTGGTCTATGGGCATTTGGTACACCTATGACTATGGAGCGTAAGAACTCTGCAGCCCTTCAAAATTGTGCGATGGTATCAACAAGAGATATTGATCGTAATGATCCAGGAGCCTTATTTGGTTGGGTAATGGATGCTTTAATGTTAGGTGTAGGTGTAGGGTTTGATACCGTCGGTCAAGAAAAAGAAATGTTAATTTATGCACCAACTGAGCCAGTAGTTACCTATCAAATTCCTGATACTCGTGAAGGTTGGGTAGAGTCAGTAAGAATGCTTATAAACTCATTTTTAAGGCAAAATCAAAACATACAAGAGTTTGACTATAGCCTAATAAGACCTCTAGGTGCCCCAATTAAAGGGTTTGGAGGCGTTGCAAGCGGTCCACAGCCACTTATGGATCTTCATACACGAATTCGTAATGTTATTGGCTCTAGAGCAGGAGATAAGTTTGACTCTCGTGCAATAGTAGATATTATTAACTTGATTGGTACCTGCGTAGTTTCTGGAAATGTTCGTCGTTCTGCAACTCTAGCATTAGGTACACCAGAAGATGAAGTATTTAGTAATTTAAAAAATTCAGAAATATTTCCAGAAAGAAACTCATATGATCCAGAAAAACCAGGATGGGCATGGATGTCAAACAATTCTATTGCTGCAGAGGTTGGAACAAATTATGAAGAGTATGTTGATTTAATTGTAAATAATGGAGAACCAGGATTTATATGGCTTGATGTTGCTCGTAACTATGGACGTCTTGCAGATCCAGCAGATGGTAAAGATTTGCGGGTAATGGGATTTAATCCTTGTGCAGAACAACCATTAGAATCTTATGAACTTTGCACACTTGTAGAGGTTCATTTAAATCGCCATGAAGATAAAGAAGACTTTTTACGTACATTAAAGTTTGCATATTTATATGGTAAAACTGTAACTCTAGTTCCAACTCATTGGCAAATTACAAATGGAATTATGCAACGTAATCGTCGTATTGGAACATCGCTAACTGGCATTGCTTCTTTTGCAGATACAAAAGGTATGCCAATTCTTCGTGAGTGGATGGACGAGGGGTATAAGAAAATTAAATTTTATGATCAAACATACTCTGAATGGTTATGTGTTAGAGAATCAATTAGAGTAACAACTGTTAAACCCTCTGGTTCTGTATCATTACTTTCTGGTGCTACCCCTGGAGTTCACTGGGGTCCTGGAGGAGCATTTTATTTACGTGCTATAAGGTTTGGTAATACAGACCCAATGATTCATTTATTTAAAGCAGCAGGGTATAAAGTTGAAGCAGACCTTGTATCAGCAAATACTACAGTAGTTTACTTCCCAATCGCATCTGGACATCCAAGATCTGAAAAGGATGTAAGCCTGTTTGAAAAGGTTGGTTTGGCAGCAACTGCTCAAAAATATTGGTCTGACAATGGAGTTTCTGTAACGCTTTCATTTAATAAAGAAACAGAAGCAAAACATATTGCTCCAACGCTGCATTTGCACGAAGGAGAACTTAAGGCTGTTTCATTTTTACCTATGGGTAATGAGGTATATCCACAACAGCCATACAATGAAATAACCAGAGAAGAATATAA